TTAAAATTGGTTTGCCATCTGTTCCAACAGCTAGTGTATAAAATTGTCTAGTCTCATATCCGCTCTTGGGAGCATCAACTTCTGCTTGTTGCAAGATTCTATCATTAATTTCTAATTCTTTTGCGCGAGTACTTAAAATACTTTCTAACGTATTGTTGTATTCACTAAAGAAACTAGTGTTTGGTGGAACATTGCCTGTGGTATCTGCTGTAACAGTATATAGTGTTCCATTATATCTAATAATTTCACCAGCATGATATGTAACTTCAGGATCATAATCCCCAGCAAATTTATCAAGGTCGGCACCTGCTGGCATGTTAAGAATATCAGCAAATTGTTGATTGTTTGTAAGTTTCTTAAGTTTTAATCTGTATAAATGAGGATACCATGTAGCTGAGAATCCCTCGCTAGCCCGCCCCACGTCTTCAATTACAAAGTATCTAGGAAGACTTATATCTGCATCACCAAGCGCAAACTGATCTCTTAAATGTGGTAATTCAACTACGTCACCACTCATAGGTTTACGACCAATATATTTGATAAAATCGTTAATATGCACTGTCATGAATACAGTGTCTTGGTCTAAGAATAAACCAAACTGACTTAGGTTAAAGTCGATATTTGCAACATTATACAGGCCACGAATACGATAAATTTCTGTACCATATTTTCTATCACGGTTTTCTAAGAACAACAAATCTTGAATATTTGCCACGTTTTGAGTGGTATAAATTGGTTGATCTAAGGTACCGTTAGTGGGATTTTTAGGCCCTAGGTATTTGTGCAAATATACATCAGTACCGCCAACCTGAAACATTTCAGAAATTTGGCGATCTATAAATTTATAGTCCTGCCCTCGTTCGGGCTTATACAGTGAGAGTCTTGGCATATGATATTTATCGTTAGCTAAATATGAATGGAGAGTAAAAAATGTCAGATTCCACCTCATTAATTGAACGTAACAAAGTGTTTGAGTATGTTAAAGACATGCTAGGCGACGGCATGATCGAAGTAGAGCTAGATCCTAAACATTACGAAACGGCACTTAATCGTGCTATAACACGTTTTAGACAACGTAGCAGTAATGCTGTTGAAGAAAGCTATATGTTCTTAGAACTTATACAAGATCAAAACGAGTATAGGCTTCCTGATGAAGTTGTAGAAGTACAAAGCATTTTTAGACGTGCAATTGGTAGCCGTAGTGGTTTGGGTGCAGGCGGAACATTGTTCGAGCCGTTCAACTTGGCGTACACAAACACCTACTTGCTATCAGGCACTATGATGGGTGGACTAGCAACCTACGAGTTATTTGCTGGATACCAAAAGTTAGTAGGGCGTATGTTTGGTAGCTATATCGAATTTAAATGGAAATCGCAAAGCCATATTTTAACTATCTTACAACGCCCGTTTGCTCAAGGTGAACAAATTTTAATTCGATGTCATAATTATCGCCCAGATTGGGTATTGCTAACTGATATCTATGCAAAGCAGTGGTTATACGATTATACTCTAGCAGTTTGTAAACTAATGCTAGGTGAAGCACGTAGCAAATTTGCCAGTATTGCTGGCCCTGGCGGTGGCGGTATTACAATGAACGGTACGGCTTTGCTATCAGCTGGCAAAGAAGAACTAACCGCCCTGGACAAAGAAATTGACAATATGGTTTCGGGCGGAACTCCGTTAACATTTGTAATTGGCTAATAAATAATTTGACCCCTGTGCAAAAGTGTTATATACTAACACAACTTACAGGGGATTCTTATGATTATTGGCGTATGCGGATTTATTGGCAGTGGTAAAGATACTATTGCAGACTATCTAACTAACTTCCATGGTTTCCGACGAGAAAGCTTCGCCAACAGTTTAAAAGATGCAGTAGCCCACGTATTTGGTTGGGACCGTACTATGCTAGAAGGGCGCACAAAAATGGCCCGTGAATGGCGAGAACAAGTTGATCCATGGTGGGCAGAACGTTTGATGATGCCTAACCTTACTCCACGTTGGGTGTTACAATTCTGGGGAACTGAAGTTTGTAGGCATGGATTTCACGACGATATCTGGATTGCCAGCGTAGAAAACAAACTCCGTAATAGCAAGGACGATATTGTCATTTCAGACTGTCGTTTTCCTAACGAAATCAAATCAATTAAAAATGCCGGCGGCATTGTTATTTGTGTAAAACGTGGTGATGATCCAGTTTGGTATCAAGATGCGTGTGATATGAATGCCGGCGATCGTTGTATGAATTATATGATAGCAAAAACTCGTATGCAAAACCTAGGTATTCATGCTAGCGAAACAGCCTGGGTTGGCACTAAATTTGATGCGGTATTAACTAACGATAGTACAATAGATGAGTTGTTTGCTAAAGTTAAAGATCTGGTACAAGATCCCCTTGTCGCCAGCGAACACCTTCCTTATGCAGGACTCGAGCACAGTTAGAACAAACTGTTTTTAGATTAGCAGGACGGCAATTATCAAGATTGCCGTCCACGTGAAATACACTAAAAACTTCTTGGTGTGGTGATTTAAATCCGCATTTGTCACAGACTGGTTTTATCTTATAACCAGCCCTAGACCATCTTGGTATTCCGTGATATGTTCCGTGTGCTAAACATTGTTCACACAAACTACGGTAATAGATTTTGTTGTTTTTTTTATAATTAACAGCACAAGGCCTTTGGCCACATATACATAACGGTCTCATACTGTATTTAAAAAAACTAAACCTTTTTGACCCCTTTTTTGAATGGTATAACAAGTACAAAAAGTCAAAATCCTATAAATACATGTAGAAATAGTATTCATTGGAGATCAACAAATGGCTCAATTAAGTTCACCAGGCGTAGCAGTTACAGTAATAGACGAATCGTTCTATACACCGTCTGCACCTGGCACAACCCCTTTAATTATCGTCGCTTCTGCCGAAGGCAAGCAAAATGGTTCAGCAACAGGAACCGCACTTGGTACAGTAACAGCAAATGCTGGCAAGGTTTATTTACTAACAAGCCAGAAAGATTTAGCAGATACTTTTGGTACACCAGTATTTAAAACTGATGCTAATAACAATCCTATTCATGCTGGTGAACAGAACGAATACGGATTACAAGCCGCATATAGTTATTTAGGTGTAAGTAATCGTGCTTTTGTAGTACGTGCAGATATTGACACTACCCAGCTAGATGCTAGCGCAGAACCGCCAGCAGGCGAACCAGAAAATAATACTTACTGGTTTGAAACTGACGCAACAAACTACGGTATTTTCCAGTGGAACAGCGATAGCCAATCAGTATCCGGCGGTCAAACATTTACTGTACAATATCCAATAGTAATTACAAACGCATCAAAATTATCATCTGGTGCTGGCAGTGCTCCTAAGGCTAGTATCGGCGCAGCCGGTGATTATGCTATTGATGCTACAACAACATCCATTACATTATATTTTAAAAACACTAGCGGTGAATGGCATGAAGTTGGATCAGACTTATGGGCTAAGAGTTGGGCAACTGTACGTGGTACAGCATCTAACCCAACACTAAATGCCGGTTCTATTATAATCAATGGTAGTACTGTAAACATTGGCGCCGCAACTGTTTTAGGTGACGGCGTAAGTGCCGGCCTTGTTAAAAACATCAATGATGCAAGCATTCTAGGTGTTACAGCAGCCAAGGTAAACGGTAGATTAGAACTTTATTCTACAGGCAATGGCAATAATATTGTTATTAGCGGTTCTGGAACTGGCATAACTAGTGTACTTTACCAACTTGGATTAATTAGTCAAGCTTCACAATCAGGTGCAACATTAACATTTAAAGCCCCTGCATTGAATATTAAGCCACATACTGATGTTCCTAATTTTAAGAGAACTACAGAAGTGTACAATAACGGTAATGCAACTGGTTCAGTTTGGGTTAAGACAACAACTCCTAACTTAGGTGCAAACTGGAAGGTACGTTATTACAATTCAGCTTCGGCAGCTTGGGTTGACTCAAGGGCTCCATTATATGCAGACAATGCTACAGCCCTTGCAAAATTAGATCCAACCGGCGGCGGCATTAATTTAGCATTGAATTCATTATATGTTAAGTTTGACGATGCAGAACAAGGTACAAATGGTGCCGGCGATATCATGGCTAACTTTAAGTTGTTCTATCGCAACGGTGTTGGCGCTACAACTCTTAAAACTACAAGTTTCATAAGTGGTGGATTTGCCGAAGACGACGTTATAAACTTTACAATTAGCGAATCTTTAAAAGGCAGTACAGAATTATCTGGTCCAAGTTTAGCGATTACATTTACAGCACTGGGCGATAGCACAGACGGTGAAACACTAGCTGAAGAAATTGGTCTAGCAGGATTAACTAATATACTTGCAGAATACGATGCAACATCGGGTATTGTAACAATTAGCCACAAATTAGGCGGTGATTTTAGAATTACAGATAACGGAGCCACACTAGACTCGATTATGGCCGTAGGCACTACTGCACATTTATATGATGATCCAAGCGGTGATGCAACTTATCAAGTATCATTATGGTCTTCAACTATTGCTGGCGTGGGATTTGCAGTAGCAACCCCAACTGAGCCAACAACACTTCCAGCCGATGGACGTTTATGGTACAACTCAATGATTGACGAAGTGGACATTATGATCCATAACGGTACAACATGGGTTGGGTATGCCAACTTTGACCAAACAGCAGTAGGTGGCCCAGCAACAGATCCAGCAGGTCCATTTGTACGTGCTAGTAAGCCAACAGCGGCTGATCGTACAGACGGCGAAACTGAACTAGCCCACGGTGATATTTGGGTCGACACTAGTGATTTAGAAAATTTCCCAAAGATCTACAAATTCAACTATGTAACTAAGAAATGGGTGGCAGTTGATAATTCTGATCAAACAACAGAAGATGGAATTTTATTTGCTGATGCACGTTGGTCAGGTGCAGGCAACGATATTGAATCGGACTCAATTGCTAATCTATTGACATATAATTTCTTAGACTTTGACGCTCCGGATCCTGCACTATATCCAAAAGGTATGTTGTTATGGAACCTACGCAGAAGCGGTTTCAACGTTAAGCGTTTTGTACGTGATTATATTGACACAACTGAAACTAACTATAGAATTGGTGGCGCCGGTGGCGATCCAATGACAGAATACTATCCACACCGTTGGGTAAGTGAAGCTGGTAATCAAGAAGATGGCAGTGGTACATTTGGTCGCAAGGCACAGCGTAAAGTTGTTGTACAAGCACTACAAGCATTAGTTAACAGCAACCAACAAATCCGTGATGAAGAATCACGTGTGTTTAACTTAATTGCTTGCCCAGGATATCCAGAACTAATTGGTGAAATGGTCAGCTTGAACTACGATCGTGGTCTAACAGCATTCGTAGTTGGAGATACACCTGCTCGTTTAACACCAGATGCTACAACATTAAGCAACTGGGGTAATAACTTAGCAGGAGCGTTAGAAGATAACGATGGTGGTTTAGTTAGCTTTGACGAGTATTTAGGTTGTTTCTATCCATGGGGTTTCACAAGTGATAACTTAGGTAACAACGTAGTTATTCCTCCAAGCCACATGATGCTACGCACTATTGCACTAAGCGATAACGTTTCTTATCCATGGTTTGCACCGGCAGGAACACGTCGAGGCGGTATTACTAACGCAACAGCAGTTGGTTATATCACTAGCGAAGGTGAATTCCAATCAGTTGCATTGAATAACGGCCAGCGTGATACGCTAGCAAGTGTTAAGGTTAATCCATTAACATTCATTACAGGAACAGGTCTTGTTAACTACGGACAATACACTCGCGCTAAGAATGCAAGTAGTTTAGATCGTATTAACGTAGCACGTTTAGTAATTTACTTACGTAGACAGTTTGCGCAGTTGGCAAAACCATATGTATTTGAACCAAACGACAAAATTACACGAGACGAAATTAAACAAGCCGCAGAAAGCCTATTGTTAGAATTAGTAGGACAACGTGCATTGTATGATTACCTAGTAGTGTGTGACGAATCAAACAACACACCATCTAGAATCGATCGTAGTGAACTATATCTAGACATTGCAATTGAGCCAGTAAAAGCAGTGGAGTTTATTTACATTCCATTACGCTTGAAGAATACTGGTGAGATCAAAGGCCTAGGCAAATAAACGGAGCATAAGAATATGTCAATTGCATCATTATCGAGATTTACAGTACCGTTAGCTTCAGGACAATCAGCAGCCTCACAAGGTATGTTGATGCCAAAGCTAAAATATCGCTTTAGAATTATGTTTGAAAACTTTGGCGTTTCATCAGGTACTACAGAACTAACCAAACAAGTTGCTACAGCAGTTCGCCCAACTGTCACGTTTGCTAACCAAACTATTGGTGTTTATAACTCAACTGTTAACTTTGCCGGCAAACCAGTATGGTCATCTATGGCTATCAAATTACGTGATGATGTAACTGGTGCTGTAAGCAAACTAGTTGGTGAACAGCTACAAAAGCAGTTTGATTTCTTTGAACAAAGTTCAGCGGCGTCAGGCGGTGACTATAAGTTTACTATGCGTGTTGAAATGTTAGACGGCGGCAACGGCGCAACAACTCCACAAGTTTTAGAAACTTGGGAATGTTACGGTTGCTACATACAAGTGTCAAACTACGAAGCATTAGACTATACTGTACAGACACAAGCAGAAATTACTTTAACAATTCAGCCAGACAACTGTGTACAAATTGGCGCTACTGCTGGAGTTGGTACACCTAACTTCAAACAAACACGTAGCACAAACATTACCGGCGGCGGCGGCCAGATCGGTTAATAATTAGCCCACTAATGTGGGCTTTTTATTGACTGTGTATTAACTGCGTAGTTTATTATTTAAATAAATATTGTTATGGCATTCATACCTAGTCAACATTTAAATCTTACTGAGGCAACTCAGTTGCGTGATCAACAACACGCGGCTCGTTTGTTCTCCGATGACGGTTTTAGATTATTACCTAAAACTAAATTTCTATACCACGTAGCGTTTAATATAAATCCAGCGGCGTTGAAGAGTATTGATCTTATACAGCGCCACAGAAATGAAATTAACATGTTAGTTAAAAGTGTAGACTTACCTTACTATACTATTAGTACTGAAACGTTAAATCAATATAATAGAAAGAAAAATGTGATGACAGGTCACAAGTATAATAATTTAAACATTAAATTCCATGACGATAATATGGGGCTAATAAATCAACTGTGGCAAAATTATTACAGCTATTATTTTGCTGATTCAACCCAAGCACAAAATGCTGGCGCATATAATAGAACAGCTACAAAAAATTCTAATTACATTTCTGGTAACTACGGGTTTGATAACGGCAGTATCCTACCGTTTTTTAATTACATAACCATTTATCAATTAGCAAGACACGAATACGTTAGTTACAAATTAATTAATCCTATTTTTGCCAGCTGGAATCATAATCCATTAGATTCTGCTCAAGGAACACAAGTTAACGACAATACTGCCGTAATTCAATACGAGGCAGTGGCTTATGGGTCAGGACAGATATCTGCAGGTGATCCAGAAGGCTTTGGAATAGAGCACTATGATACAACACCTAGCCCGTTACAAGGCGGTGCAGGATTAACAACAGCAAGTCCGTCTTTTGTAAGCAACGGCGCTGTACAAAACAACGGACAAGCCTTTTTAGATAACTTAACATCAACTGTCAATGGTTATCAAAATACAAAAGAGCCTGGCACCCAAGGTACCCCGGGACTATTGTCTAACTTAGTAAAATCTGCTCAGCAAGGCGTAAGCGGCATACAGGGTATTGCATTTCCAGTAGCAAATGCAATAACTAATACAATTGCCGCATTACCAATTAAATTAGGTTAACAATATGCCATCTATAAATTTACCTTACAACAACATAAATGACAGCAGTACAGAAGTTAAAAGTTTCTTTGACAAGTTCTTTGTTAATCAAATCAGCTTTCCAAGTAACCAAATTGATGCAATTGTAGGCTTCTTTTTAAAACATGGATTTGATGCAGAAAGTGCTAGAAGTACAAGTATTGTATTATTAAATCAAGCTAGAGTTGATAATGTAAACGTATTTGAATTAGTTGATTCATTAAAAAAATTAACTGAGATTCAATTAAGCCAAGTAGTTGCACAGGTACTAAATGCTTATAGAGAAAAAACTAGTTTACTAGGTTATAGAATTGCACCATTAGTTGATACCTACGAATCACGAAACATATTAATTTAATATGGCTTCAAAATTTGCGCAAGGTAAATTCACAATGACTCGACCTGACAAGTATGTTGGTACAAAGATGCCAACGTACCGATCAAGTTGGGAATGGAGTTTTATGAGATTTTGTGATACAAACAAAAGTGTACAAAAATGGGCTAGCGAAGCAATCAGTATACCTTACAGAGACCCGCTCACTAATAGAAATACAATATATGTGCCAGACTTTTTTATACAGTATGTAGATAAGAAAGGCAAGATGATTGTTGAATTAATCGAAATTAAACCAGCTAGTCAAACAATTTTAGAGCGTGTTGGGAAAAACAAATACAACCAAGCACAGTTCGTTAAGAATCAGGCAAAGTGGGCGGCCGCGTCACTTTGGTGTCGTCAACAAGGTATAAAATTCCGTATACTTAACGAAAATGATTTATTCCAGCAGACTTAATTGGCATAAGTAATTGCATGCCACATCAAGATCGCTCATCCATATCGTGTTTTAAACAAATCAATCCAGAATTTCAATATAAGATTATTAAATGGTACGAAGTTGGAATCCTTGGCATAGGTACAGGCGGAAATCCGTTTTTTGATCTCTCTGATATTATTAACGTCGACTCTACCCAAGCTAGAGACGTTGAACAAGAGCTATTACAAATTATAAAAAATCCTAAAGTATCTCATCACGCATACAACAGCACATACGTGCCTGAAGATATTAACAATCAAAAATATTTAACTTACTATGTATGGAGAGCTGAACAATACATTCCCGAAAATATTAGAGCTTCTTTAAAAACAAATATAGAAATAACCTCTTATGTATACAATACTGGTTTAGCAAAGCCTAGTTGGAATAATATGACGTTTATTATGAGGCCAAATCTTAATTCTAGAAATGCATCGGGGGCTGTTGACTTTACAAAAATTCAGTCTAACGGAGAAAGGATTGAAAACACTCCATTGCTTGACAATTGGATTAAATCGTGGAACATTTTTGATGAGATAGGAAGAATTGTAATTTTTGAAAATTCTAAAAACAATCCAGTTTGTATACACCGAGATAGTGGATTATTACCTAGTAAGATGCATCATATTTCAATTCAATTTACTAAAAACAGGCCTGCTTTTGTATACGATGAGATAAAGAAAGAAAAAATCTATTATAATTGCCCAGTGTATACATTTAATGCCGCTGATAATCACGGTGTAGATACTGAAAGCGAAAATAAATTTACATTAAGAATAGACGGTGTGTTTAATTCAGAGTTTTGTAAAAAATTAGGATTAATAGACGGATATATTTGGACCTCACAATATAAGAGCGGATCTAAACTTAAAGATATACAGATTTTTGAACCTGACGAACGGCCCTAACTGATAAGTATTAGTATGAAAAAACTTGAAGAAATTTTAAATCTGCCAGCTAGTAAAGAACTTATCAAAGCAGAAGAAAAGAAAAAGCAAAAAGATATGGCCGCAAAGCCAGAAACTTTTTTACGTAGTATGGAAGAATTTGACAAAATATCTGCTAGTTTACCACAAGTTAAAGGACTGGGAGATATTGCTGATGCAGAATTAGATGCACTTGCTCAACGTGCTACCGATGCATATGATGACCTAATGGACTTGGGCATGAACGTAGAAGCACGTTATTCAAGCAGGATTTTTGAAGTAGCAGGCGGCATGCTTAAGAACGCTATTGATGCAAAATCAGCTAAAATTGACAAAAAACTTAAGATAATTGAGCTTCAATTAAAAAAGCAAAAGTTAGATCAGGATGCTATTGGCGGAGAAGATCCCGGAATTAACATCAACGGTGAAGGATTTATTGTTACTGATCGTAATAGTTTAATTGAAAAATTAAAGAATATGAAATAAATATAGTAACAGGAATGTACAATGAAATCATTTAAAGAATACCTAACAGAAAGCAAAAAAGTTTACGAATTTAAAATAAGATTTGCTGGCGAAATTAAACCAGAAAGTCTTAAAAAAATTAAAATGGCTTTAGAGCAATATAAACTTGAAAATTGCTCAGCACCTCGCAGAACCCCGATTCAAGAAAGTCCAATTGACTTCCCATCTTTAAAGAATACCAATGTTACTATTTTTGATGTTACATTAGCATATCCTACAACTAGTTTACAAGTTAAAAATGCTATTGCTAGTGCTGGATTCACTGATAGTAAAATTAGTGTAAGAAATTTAAAAGAAGAAGAAGAAGACGAACTTAATCATGAACATGACAACAAGTCAGGTGAAACACTATTAGGTAAAGATTACGAAGCAAATAATGATGGACAATCTTTAGTTGGTGAAAAACAAAAGATGGCATTATTAAAAGAATTAAGCAAATCTAAACATACCGGCAAAGAATATACCGGAGTCAACGATCAACTACTAGCAAAATCTGCACACAGAGAGTATGCTAAAGAGTCAAAGACTACAAAGAAAACAACAAGTACCGTAGGCAGCAAGAAAGTTAAATTGCCCACTACTAAAGGATTATAATATGAACTTTCAAGACCTACTAACAAAAATTAAAAACATTGATGAAGGTAAATCAATGGAAGAGTGCGGAATGCCATTACCGGGTATTTCAATTGGAGGACCTAGGCCAGAGCAAGCTGATTCAGTAACAATGAATGTCAGCATGAATGGCAGTGGCGCAGGTGGTATCCGTGATTTAATGGGCATTTTAAAAAACATCGAAGACAGAGACCATAGTATAAGCCCAGCTGATATGCACGGCGATGACGAAATTATCATCGGCAGTACTAGCAAGTTTGATTCTCAAATGCAAGATCTAGAAGACGGATATGCTAACGAACCAAATCCTACAACTACCGGTACAAATATAATTGACGGCGACGATTTAGCCAGTGACGGTAGAGAAGCACATAAAGTTAACGGTGGTGGGAACCCGATGCACGAATCATTAGTTGAAAAATTATCAGCTATGTACAACGACATTAAAGAAGCTAAAGAAGATAAATTTGATGCACTAAAACATGTTAAGGATCCTACCAAAGGTGAGAAGACAGCAGCCAAAGATGTCAAACGTGGTAGCTATGCTGACCGTGCGGCCATGTTAAAATCAGCAGAAGCTGATGGTCGGCTAAAAGGCTAACTATTTTCTAGTATCCAAAAAAGGGCCTTTATGGCCCTTTTTTTATGTAAATAAGCATATGGCAAAATCACTCGACGGCGTCTTAACCAAAAAAGCGCACACAAAAGAAAAGTTTAGCGAAGACCAAGTTACGCACTTATTGAAGTGTGCTGACCCCGATTACGGCTATTTGCACTTTGCCCAGAACTTTTTTCATATCCAGCATCCTGTAAGAGGTAAAATGAAATTTCAGCCTTTTGAATACCAGGAACGATTGTTGGGCAGTTATCACGATTTTCGATTCAATATCAATATGCTACCCCGTCAGAGCGGCAAGACAACATGCGCATCAGCATACTTGCTATGGTACGCTATGTTTCATCCTGATCAAACAATTCTAGTCGCCGCGCACAAATACACAGGCGCCCAGGAAATTATGCAACGTATTCGTTATGGATACGAATTATGCGAAGATTTCATACGCTGTGGTGTTGTTAGTTATAACAAACAAAGTATAGAATTTGACAACGGATCACGAATTGTTGCGCAGACAACAACAGGTACAACAGGTCGTGGTATGTCTATATCATTACTATATTGCGATGAGTTTGCATTTGTGCAACCGAACATTGCGGAAGAGTTTTGGACTTCAATATCCCCTACACTAGCAACTGGTGGCCGTGCAATTATTACAAGCACACCAAATTCAGACGAAGATACATTTGCTACTATATGGAAAGAATCAAAAGATTTGTTTGATGTGTTTGGCAACGAACGTACTGATGGATTAGGCCGTAATGGATTCCACGGATTTCGAGCTGAATGGCACGAACACCCTGATAGAGATGATAAATGGAAAGAAGTTGAAATGGGTCGTATCGGTGAAGAAAAGTTCCGTCGAGAATATGGTTGTGAGTTTTTAATCTTTGATGAAACATTAATTAGTTCTATTAAACTAGCAGAACTGGTAGGAAGAGAGCCGCAGTTTAAAACAGGACAAGTTCGCTGGTATAAGAAGCCAACGCCGGGAAACATTTATCTTATTGGCCTAGATCCTAGTTTAGGAACAGGAGGCGACTTTGCGGGTATACAGGTATTTGAGTTACCTAGCATGATTCAATGTGCTGAATGGCAACATAATTTAACTATTGTACAAGATCAAGTTAAATTATTTAGAGATGTAATTAGATACATTAAAGAAGAAATTGGCGAAGAATACAACGATAATATCTACTGGAGTGTTGAAAATAACACAATCGGCGAGGCGGCCCTAGTTGTTATTGCTAACCTAGGTGAAGAAACATTTCCCGGATTATTCCTAAGCGAGCCTGTTCGAAAAGGGCATGTACGTAAATTCCGCAAAGGATTTAATACTACCCATGGCAACAAAATATCAGCTTGTAGTCGTTTAAAGTACTTTATTGAAGAAAATAAAATGACAATACACAGCAAAACCCTATTAAGTGAACTTAAAACATTCATTGCTTTGGGTGTGACGTTTAAAGCTAAAGACGGACAGCATGACGACTTAGTATCTGCACTACTGCTAATTGTACGTATGACTGTAATTTTAGCCGAATGGGATCCGGGAGTTTTTGAAAAACTTACAATAGAAGCAACAGCCGACGAAGATTGGGAAGCACCGTTGCCTATATTCATTTCTAGTAACTAAGCATAAATATAACATGGACGCAAATTTAGATAAGATCGCTAAAGATTTGTATGGAAAGATACAAACACGTTTCCCCAACATCAAGATTGGGGACGAAAATGCCGCTGTATTAAGCAAAAAAGAAGATATTCCTAAAGCTCGATTTTTTGAATTCGAGTACACCGAAGACGGTGAACCTTTGGGAACTATTGCTATTACATTAGATGCCGATGACGGAATTGTGGTGCAAGTAAGTGGAGATTTAGTCAACGATGACGACGATACTACACATCATAATGCTTATAAATTCATCCGTAGTTTTAGACAATTTGCTAAAGATAGACTCTTAAATTTTGATGTACAAAACATTGGAAAGAGTAATATGGATAAACGAGATTACGAGTTTCAAGCAAAACGTAAGGAAGAACCAGTTATGCCTCAAGAACCAGTTATGGAAAGTAAAATGTACGGCAATGCTAGAATGAGCTACCAAGATCTAGGGGAAGCGAGACTAGTGGTTAAGCATACACAACCAATCAATTTAGATTTGGCTGCTGGCCGCACTATGCACATTGACAGTATATATGTTGAAAACAATCAAGGCGAACGGTTCCGTTATCCTTACAAACATTTAAATGGTGCTCGTGCATTGGCAGAACATATTAAAGCTGGTGGTAATCCATACGATGCTATTGGTAAACATATTTGCAATTTGTCAGAAGAGCTTGCAAGTCTGCGTAAGTTTAAAGGATATGTTAATCGCCAAGAACAAATCAGCGAAGCAATGGGTAATGTAACAGAGCGTGTTATTGAGCGTATTGAAGAAATTAAAGAAACTATTCACAAATTACAACGCCCGGCATATTACCAATCATTTGTAGAAGCATTTGAAGAACAAGAAGAACAAATGATTCCCGAAGCAGTTGCAAACGATCTAATCGATCGTTTGACTATCCGAACATTTAACGAAGAACTAAAAGCAGTATTTCCATACATTTATAAGTTTGTTGACGAGTCCGAGTTGCCTGTGTTAGAACTCAATGCTGAAGATTTAGTTGATGAATCATTTAAAACTGAGACTGCAATAAAAACAGATTGGCATCACCGTTATAAAGAACATAAAAAACGTCATGATGATTATTTTAACAGTGACACACCCGATGAAGATTCTGCTTCAAAAGCAGGTAAATCAGCTAGACATGCGGCCAAACAACACGAAATAGAAACAGGCAAAAAGATTCCCGGTGCAGAAGAGTTTGACGTATATGAAAGTTTAAATCTCGAGTTAGCATACGAAAACTTTATGAATAATATTATTCGTGAAGATAAAGATGAAATTTTTAGTCCTAATAAAGATGCACAAAACGCCGCCATTGAAAAATTAAATCAAATTCTTTCTAAAGAATTAAAAGGTGGCCCAGAAGGTGTTAATGCAATTGAAAGTTTACGTGGCCTAATTGACGACGTAGAATTTTTAAATTCATTACGTGATATTGATCCAGATTTAGATGTACGTCCTTTAGTACAGCAATTTATTTTACAAAGAGATCCAGACATTGCAACACGTATACATTTTGATGGCGGCAATCCTGAAGTACAACAACCTCCTGCGGCAGCACCGGCTCCGGCCCCAGTTCCAGCGGCAACTGAACCTGCTCCTGCATTACCAGGCGGTCCAGAAGCGGTAGCAGATGGCGGCGCATTAGGTGCAACACCCCCAGCAACAGAACCAACACCTCTACCAGAAAGCGAAGATCCACCGTTTGATCCTGATCCTCCTAGAAAGAATCCTATTGCTAAAGCCGGTAAGCATGGATTAGGACACAGTACTGCTAAACATCTAGCACATCAAGGTATGGCCAAAGCAATTAAGAAAGCTAAAGACGCAGGCGCAACTCTTGATACTAAAATGGATCTTGGATCTAGAGAAATTACATTACACGATGCTATTAAAGAATCTGGCATGAGTCCAGAAGACTTTGGTTTTGACGGCGAGATAGTAGACGGTCTTCATGAGATGATGAAATTTATCTCTGGATTCTACAATAAAGAAAACGGTACATTCCCACTTGGCGCTGAAAGAATTAAAATTAAATTAAAGAAACAGTTTGAAGACGGTGCATTTGGGGAAGTTAACCCAGAAGAGTTAACAAGAGTCATGAAATTTATTGACATGAAAGATCCTGGTAGCGCACACAATCAACATGTTGATATTATTCGTTTAGCAGGCGTACCAAATCATAATATTGAAGTTGACGAAGCAGGCGCAGACCCTCGTTTAGACCAGCTCAATGCGTTGATTGCTAAATTACAAGGCCCGCATTCATCGAACACTAATACATCTACTAACTCATCTACTAGCACAGGCACAATTAACGGTCAACCTGCATCTTATGATGATGTAATGGGCAAATTTAACGACATGGCTAATTCATCAGGTGATCTAGGAACTAAATTTAACGACATGGCTAAAAACATGAAACTTAAATTTGGAGATGAAGAATTAGATTTTAATAATCCAGATGATATGGCTAAAAAAATTCAAAAATTGGTTGGCGGTCAATTTACGAATGCTCAACAAGGTATGCCCAACCAGAACATCCAATTCCCAGGAGGACAAATGAATCCTGCGGAGTTAATGAAATCAATACTATCAAAATTACCAAAGAATTAAGGAAAAATTATGAATACATTTAAAGGTTTAAGACATTATATTGATATTGTCAATGAAGCAAACGTAGTATCTGGATCTGGGGTTCCTGTAACAAGCGGCTCCGGTGCTCCTGTAACTACTGGCACTCCTGCTCCTGTGGCAGCACCAGCTGGGCCGGCAAATCCATGGACTAACGATCCTGCTAAGGCAGCGGCTTGGTCTAAGCTAACACCAGAAGACCAAAAATGGTTAGGTGGTGCTGATCCTACTGATAAATTTATTCTTGCTCGTGCTCCTAAGAAAGGCGCGGCAGCTCCTGCGGCAGCTCCTGCGGCAGCTCCTGCGGCAGCTCCTGCGGCAGCTCCTGCGGCACCAGCACAGTCTCCAGAACAATTGGCAGCGGCACAAAAAGCTAACGGTGTTGATCCTGCAACCGGTCAGAACGTAACAATGCCAAATGGTATTAATCCAGAAACAGGCGCCCCAACTACAGTAACAGCTGGTGCTCCTGCGGCACAACAGGCAGCTAGACCTAGAGTTCCAGCTAAGTCTGATCCGGCAGTGTTAAAAATTCAGCAAGACTTAATTGCTAAAGGCGCAAAAATTAAAGCTGACGGTGTTATGGGTCCAGCTACTCAGGCAGCTCAGAAACAATTTGGCGGCCAAGGCACAAGGCCAACACCAGCACCTGATTATTCAAACGGAAACCCAATGGTGACGCAAAGTGGCATGGATTTTTCAGCAGGTAATTTTGAAGAATCTGTTACGTACAGAGAAGATCAAACATTAGCACGTATTGTAGAACTAGCAAGGAAATAATATGAAATCGTTACGCGAATATATTGATATAATTAAAGAAGCTGATGGTGTAACTAATCCATGGCCGGCTGGAACTCCACATGCGGCAGCATGGGATACTATGAGTCCGGAAGATAAAAAATGGCTAGGTGGTGCTGATCCAACTGACAAATATATTTTAGCTCGTGCTCCAAACGGCGGCAAACCAGTTGCTAAACCTGTTCCGGTAGCGGCACCTGCTCCAGCGGCAGTTGCAACACCAGTTGCCGAGCCCGCACCAGCGGCACCAGCACAACAACAAGCGGCAAACCCAACCCCTGCACCAAAACCTGTAGCACCATCGGATTCCAAAGTATTAACATTACAAAACAAATTAAT